AAGAAGATCAGTCAACAGAAGAAAGTGATCCAAATGGCATACAAGGAATTCCAGAAGCGTCAAAAGAAGGCGATTCGAGAACGCAAGCAGACTCAAAAACCGATCCGCAAGGAAAAACGAATTTTGCAAACACTTCGGGCACTCAAAATCCTTTCATCGGATCTGGAAAAAGCGATTCAAATACTAGGCCCAATCAATTACAATCAAGTGCTAAAACAAACAATGGATCAAAATCAGATCAATCTATTGGAAGTGATTCCAGTGGAGAATCAAACGCCGATCCAGCAAATCCTCTAGATCCTTCCGCCGAAGCGGAATCAGTCAACAAACAACAATATACACGTATATCTAAAACAATGTTAGTGATTGCAAGGATTGACGTTAAACCGTTATCTGCATATCGATTTGTTGTAGATCCATATCTGAATGTTTTAGGACTCGTGGGTATAGTACCTGGACGCGCTTCAACACTCATGACCAATTTTGTGATTGTTGAAGGTGGTAAATTGCCTTCTAATTTCTTTCCTCGTGAACGATTCGCTATTCTTACTTTTAGACCAAAAGATAATGATCCGCGTGGAACATCGATTCTACGTGCGGCTTATGATGCATGGTGGTTTAAAAAACAAATTCTCCCCGAATGGTTGAAATCCCTCTCTCAATTCGCATCTGGTATTTTGATCGGTAAAACGCCAAAGAATGCAACCGCTGTTCCATTAACAAATACAGATGGTACGTATCAACTAAATGAAAATGGTTTGCCAAAAGTTGAAAGCGCACAGATACATCTATTACGTATGTTAAAGAATGTACGAAATGGATCAGTCGGAGTCGTACCAGCGGAGACCGAAGTTGATATACTCAACATGAGCGAAGAAGCGGGAAAAGCATTTGTTAGTGCATTTGATGTATTAGATAGTTGGATTACAATTGCGATCTTGCATCAAACACTTGCTACTAATGAAGGTGAACACATGGCGCGTGCTGCCGCGCAAGTGCATAAAGCAGTTATGGATCTGATCATTCAGATGTTAAAAAACATTGTTGCACGTATGATCAGACGTGATGTACTAACCCCATTGATTAAATATAATTGGGGTGATTGGGCGATTCCTTTAGTACCGCAAGTAAGTTTAGGGAAAGTCGAACAGCAAGACTTTTCCTCACTTGCAACGGCTATTGCAACCTTATATAATGCGGGATTTATTTCACCTGTTCAATTGCAAGCATTAGATACGATGTTGGGTTTACCTGCACGACCAAGTGAAGAGATCATGCGATTGATCAAACAAGATCAAAATGGATCGATGTTAGCAGATGCATCAATGAAATCTATGATGAATCCAGATCAATCAGAACAGAGTGGAGATGATACCTCCCCTGTGAAAGACGATTCTAGTTCAAGTTCAGGAAATCCATTTGCTAAAAAGAAACCAGCACAATTTTCTAACAGTTATGAAAAAGAATTACGCGAAGCCGAAGAATTGCTAGAGTCGCAAGTTTCTACATTCTTTTCAAAACAGAAGATCCGTGTAACATGATATGCCAATTAAAAAGATTGAAAAGAAAAGTGCAAAGTTTTGGAAATTAGAAGAAGATCGACTTAGAAGAGTCTTAACTCCTGCAATTCGACTAGCAGGAAATAGAGCGGCTAAAGAAGCGATTGAAAATGTAGGAACAGTTTCAGACTCAGATCGAAGAAGAATTTTTCAAAAAATAGATGCTATTTCGAGTCAACGTGCGACAACTGCTGCAAACGTTATCACAGTAACAAGCAAAAAACAAATGGATATCGCAGCAACAAAATGGACAAATGGCGAAATAGTAAGTAATGATCTTGAAGATGTATTAGATACAATATTCTCTGCTAATCGTGCAAAAGCTATAGGAATTACAGAAATCACTCGCATTGCAGCAGAAGCGACATTTTACGTTTATGATCAACTAAATTTTTCGATGATTTGGAAAACGAGTGAAGATGAGGATGTATGCCCGATCTGCACTCCAAAGAATAATGAATCTATTTCAAGTTTAGATGATATTCCTCCCGCGCATGTGATGTGCAGATGTAGAATAGGTTTAGTCAATGAGTGATCTATCATTTAGTGATATGCAAACACTTGTGAGTGCTGCAATCAATAAAAACAAAACTTCGTCAAATAGTGTATGGATTACTGATATGTACGATTCATACGTTATTTACTCTGACTATTCTATGAAAACCTATCTAAAACGTACATATGTTATTGATGATAATAATGTTGTCACATTAGGCGATCCCAAAACAGTTATTCGTAAAACGAGTTATGAATCTGTTACGCTTTCTACTGGATACTTCGATCTTGATGATAGTGTTATCCATTTTAATGATGATAATTCCGTCGTTATTCGAGAAGGTAAAATCTTTGAAGCAGGAGAATATAAAGATAAGAATTTTACACTAGATGAAATAGAATTGTCAAAAGCAGTAGAATCGTTTAACCCCTGTGATATCGATTATCAACATATTGCAGGACCGTTAGACGGTCAATTTGGGAAATTAGATAAGGTATGGATCGGAGATGATAAGAAAACATTATTCGGATCTGTTTCTATTCCTAAATGGTTAGATTCAATTCTACCTATTAAAAAAGTTTCCGCAACTTGGAATCGTGCAAATAAAACAATTCAAGGATTAGCACTCGTAACAAATCCACGAGTCGTTGACGCTGCTGTGATGGCGGCATTTGCGGGATCAAGACATTCAAGTGCTGATCAATCGGATATTCAGAAAATTCATGACATCGCTGTTAGTCAAGGTGCGACATGTGGAGATAATGCAGAAATGCAACAAGGAGAAGACATGCCTATCAATCAGACTGAACTATTGGATCAGATCACTGATCGCGTTAAAGCGATCATTACGCCAAAGATTGAAGTAATCGAAGGGCAAGCCGCAACTATTAGCGCTGAATCTAAGTTTAGCGAAGATCCCGAATACAAAGCATTCAAAACTCAAATGGATCGTATGCAACAGAGTCTTGCAAGTGAAAAAGCGTTGCGAATTCGTGATAATGCAGTTTCTTTTGCAAAATCCGAAATTGCGGCTAATCGTGCGCTACCAAGTGTAGAAGATTCGATTATCTTTCAATATATGCAATCGGCTCTAGATGATGAAACAATTCGTGATCAAGTTTCTTTTTCAGTAAATGGTAAAACTGAGAAGGGGACTCGCGTTGATGCACTAACGGCGTTGTTTGCAGCACGAACGGCACATACGTTGACAAATTCACAAATCAAAGTTGCAAATAAAGGCGGATCGAATTCGTCCAGTACTGATAACATGGAAACAACTGGAATTGATGAAGATCGTAAAAAGAAGCTGATGAACATGACTCCACTAGGGAAAGCAGTTCAAACTTCTGTGAAGTAGGTTTATCACTCGAATGTATACAATAGTGTAGTTAATCGATAGAAAGTAGTTAGATATGCCTACATCGTATTTTGACTCATTTACACCGAATCCATGTATGCCGTACATGGATGCTGATAACGCGCTTTCACGCCCTGTTGTGATGGTTCCCGCTTCAAGTGGAAATACATATACACTTGTGAAAGGAACTATTTTAGGCGAAGTAACTGCATCAAAGAAATACAATGCGTATGTTGACGCGAATTCCGATGGTACGAATGTTGCACGCGGAATTCTTCAATATTCAATCACTGTAGATGATGCGGGAAATATTACCATGAGTGTTGATCGTTCTTTCACAGAAACGACGACTCCTATGTGGTTTCAAGGAATCTTTCTGTCAACTGATCTCACTGGACTTGATGCGAATGGACTTGCAGATTTGCAAGGTTGGGTTGTAAATGGCACGATCACTACTGGAATGATTAAGTTTTAATAGATCCGATTCTAAAGGGATTTAGAAGAAAGATTATTCGACATGGCTACATTTACTTATCCAACGAGCGTTGAATTGATCTCCATTGCACAGGAGAAGATTCCGCGTCTTACTACAGATCGAGTCGGTTTTAAATTGCTACCAATGAATGATCGTAATACCGCAGAGCTTGAATGGGTCCAGAAAGATGATTGGAAAGGACTCCAGCGTTATCGTGGATTGAATGGAGAGCCGACTCGCGTTGATCGCGTGGGTATGAAGCGATATCGCACGACTCCAGGTGCATATGGAGAATTCATTGCAATTGATGAAAAGGAATTGACTCAACGCCGCGATTATGCGACATGGGATCAACCTATCTCAATTGATGATCTTGTGATGGACGCGCAAGATGAATTGCTTCTTCGTCGCATTGATCGCATGGAATTGACGATCTGGAATCTTTTGACGACAGGTGCGTTTAGTGTTACCGATCTTCTAGGTAATGTTGTTCATACGGATTCCTATTCATTGCAGACATATACGGCCTCTGTTGCATGGGGAACAGCCGCAACTGCGACTCCAATTGCAGATTTCCGTGCTACACGCTTGCTAAGTCGTGGTAAAGGCATGAAATTTAATGCACAAGCTACAGCCTATATGAATGCAACTACGGCAAATCAGTTGCAAGGAAACTTGAATGCAAGTGATCTATTCGGTCGAAAGATCGGACTTGGTACACTCAATAATATTAAAGATGTAGGATCAGTCTTGCAAGGTGACGATTTGCCGAAGATTGAGATCTATGATGAAACATATATTGCGGAGAATGGAACGGTAACACTTTTCATTCCAAACAATAAAGTTGTGCTAGTTGGTGCGCGTCCAGCGGGTCAACAGATCGGAGAATATCAATTGACGCGAAATGCGA